GTCGCTTTTTTTCGTTCGGATGGATCTTGTAGAGCCCGATGCTGAGGACCCGGGAGGTGCCCGAGATGCTCGTCGCCGAAGGCCGCCCGTACCCGCCGACCGGGCTCACGACCGCCCTGTGGGCGAGCGTGCCGGTCGAGCCCGTGCCGCTGGCCGAGCTGGTCACCACCCAGGCCCACCTGGACCTGGCCGCACTGCTGGACGACACCGTGCGCCCCGGCTCCGACCTACGCCCCCACGTCGTCGAGCACGATGGCGTCCTCTACCTCGAGGACGGCCACCACCGCTGCGCACGCGCCGTCCTGCGGGGCATGACCCACGTCCGCGCCCGGGTGCTGCGCCGCCCGTTGGAGGTGCCCAGTGGCCGATGAGCGCACCTACACCTGCGCCGACTGCCCGCCGGGCAAGGTGCACACCACGACGAAGGCCGGGCGGCTGCCCGAGCGGTGCCCACAGTGCCGCAAGGCGCGCAAGGCGCAGACCAACCGGGACGGCAAGGCCCGCCGCGCGCTGGACGCCTCGAAGGCGCACCTCCACATCGTGCCCGAGCCTGCCTCGGCACCGGACCTGACCCCCGCAGTGCCTCCTGCGGCGTCACCAGCGCCCGCCCAGGGCTCCAGCGGCACCCCGTTCGTGGGAACGGGCGGGAACGCCCCCGGCAGCGTCCTGGACGCCCTGCGGGAAGACCTAGGCGAGGTGTTCTCCACCCACCCGGCCGCCACAACGCTGCGCTCGGTCGCCGAGGTGCTGGCCGACGTGCTCGACTCGCCGATCGCCCAGGCCGACGGCCGGATCGCGGCCACGGTGGCGAAGGAGCTGCGCGCCGTCGTGCACGAGCTGACCTCAGCCAAGGCCGAGGAGGACGACGACCTGTTCTCGCAGACCGCCGGCCCGTCCGTCGTCGGTGGCTGACGTGGAGCGGGTGAACACCGCCCGTCCCGCCTGGTGCTCGCCCCGCCGTGAGTCCCGCGCGACGTGGGGGCCTCGGGTCGGCCAGGTGGCGGCGGCCCTGGGCAAGCCGTTCATGCCGTGGCAGCAGTTCCTCGCCGACCTGGCCCTGGAGTGCGACGACAGCGGCCACCTGGTGTACCGCGAGGTGCGTGTCACCGTGCCTCGGCAGAGCGGCAAGAGCACGCTCGTGCTGGCGAAGAACGTGCAGCGCATGATCGACGCGAAGCACTTCGGCGGCCGGCAGCGCCTGGTCTACACCGCGCAGGACCGGCTGTCGGCCAAGGCCAAGCTCATGGACGACTGGGCCGAGGATCTGCGCACGGCGAAGCGGTTCGCCGGCAGGTGGAAGCCGCGCCGCACGATCGGCGAGGAGTCGATCCGCTGGCAGAACGGCAGCATCTGGGGCGTCCAGTCGAACAAGGAGACCGCCGGGCACGGCGGCACCCTGGACGTCGGTGACCTGGACGAGGCGTTCGCGCACGTCGATGACCGCGTCGAGCAGGCCCTGAGCCCGGCGCAGGTGACCCGCCGCGACGCGCAACTCTGGGTGATCTCGACCGCGGGCACAATCGAGCGCAGCCTGTACCTGAAGGGGAAGGTCGACTCCGGCCGCGAGCTGGCCGAGGCCGGCATCGACCGGGGCGTCTGCTACGTCGAGTACAGCGCGAACCCCGATGCTGACCTGGACGACCCCGCGACGTGGTGGACGTTCATGCCCGCGCTCGGCTTCACCACGACCGAGGACGTCATCGCGGCCGAGCGGTCGAAGATGACGCCGGCCGGCTTCGCCCGCGCCTACGGGAACCTCTGGGTGCCCGCCCGGTACGGCGACCAGGTGATCCCGGCCGACAACTGGAACGACTGCCGCGACGAGGACTCGCAGATCGTCGGGCGCACCTACGTGGTCTCGGTCGACGTGGCCCCGGGCTCGTCCTGGGCGTCGATCGCGGTCGCCGGCTACCGGGCGGATGGCCTGCCGCACGCCGAGGTGGTCGAGCACAACGGCGGGGACGACTGGGTGATCCGGCGAGTGCTGGAGATCATCGCCCCGCTCGGCGGCCCGCGCCGCGTCCCGGTGTGGCTGGACCCGACGAGCCCGGCCGGCGCGCTGCTGTCCGGGTTCCGGGAGAAGAAGGTCGAGCCGAACCTCGTCGGCGCCCGTGAGCTGGCGCAGGCGTGCGGGGAGATCAAGTCGAAGACGCTCGCGGGGGCGTGGCGGCACATCGGGCAGACCGTGCTGTCCGACGCGCTGAAGGGCGCTGCCACCCGGCAGCTCCTGGACTCCTGGGCGTGGAAGCGCACCTCCAGCTCGTGCGACATCTCGCCCCTGGTCGCCATCACCATCGCCCTGCACGGGCTGTCGGTGGCGCCGAAGCAGGCCGAACGGACCGAGGAGGAGCTTCTTGCCAGCGTCGGATGAGCGCCTGAACCGCGTGACCGGGTTCCTCGAACTGCTGGGGGTGCTGCTGGTGCTGACGTCCGCCGGCTGGTGGGTGGTGACCCTGGCCGGAGTCCCTGCCGGCCTGCTGTCAGCCGCGCTGCTGTCCTGGCTGGCCTCCTGGCTGCTCCAGGGAGCCCGCCTGCCGCACCGTCGGCGCCCTGATCGGAGGAACACCCGATGAGCCTGTTCGCCAGCGCCCGCCAGGCGTGGAAGGGCCGCGGGATGACCTTCCCGTCGGCGTCGCAGATGATCCCGCAGCGTGGCGACCGGGTGGGCGGCCTGGTCCACGTCGACAACGACTCCGCCCTGCGGCACTCCGCCGTCTGGGCGGCCCTGACGCTACGCGCGGGCCTGGTCTCCACGTGCCCGCTGGACGTCTTCCGGTACGTCCACGGCATCCAGGTGGAGGCACCCCGACCGCCCGTCCTGGTGATGCCCGGCGGGGAGCGGTGCGGGCTGCCCGAGTGGTTGTTCAGCTCTCAGTTCGAGATCGACCGGACCGGCAACGCGATCGGCATCATCACGAAGCGGGACGGCAACGGGCTGCCCGCCGAGATCGAGCTTCAGTCCACCGGCACGGTGACGATCGTCGGCAAGGGGCCGCGCATCACCGGGTACCGGATCGGCGGGACTGACTACCTGGACGAGCGAGCACGCGACGTCTGGCACGAGAAGGGCGTCACGGTCCCCGGTGTTCCGGTGGGCCTGTCCCCGGTGGCCTACGCCGCGCAGTCCATCGGCGGGTACCTGTCCGCCCAGCAGTTCGCCACCGACTGGTTCGCCGCCGGCCCGCACCCCAAGGGCACGCTCCGGCACACCGAGGAGGACATCCTCCCGCCGGGCGTCTCGGAGGAGACGAAGCGCCGGTTCAAGAACGCCGTCGCGGGCGGGGACATCTTCGTCACCGGCAAGGCGTGGGAGTACACCCCCGAGACGCAGTCGGCCGCGGGCGCGGTGTTCCTGGACGAGATGAAGTTCGGCATCGTCGAGATCGGCAGGTTCTTCGGCGTCCCGGCCGACCTGCTCGACGGCGCGGTCGCCGGCTCGGCGGTCACCTACGCGAACATCACGCAGCGGAACCTCCAGTTCCTCATCATGCAGCTCGGGCCGGCGTTCGCCCGGCGTGAGTGGGCGCTGTCGCATGACCTGCTGGCCGCGCCCCGGTTCGTGAAGTTCAACACCGACGCGCTCCTGCGCATGGACCCCGAGACGCGCTCGAAGCTGCTCGGCCAGCAGGTGCGCGACCGGCTGCTGGCGCCGTCCGAGGCTCGCGCGCTGGAGAACCGAGAGCCGTTCAACGAGGACCAGCTCGCCGAGTTCGACCGGATGTTCGGCGCACCGAAGACCACGCCAACGACCGCGACGGCCGCGGGCTGAGGAGGAGAGACCGTGTTCACGAAGTCCCAGATCCGCGAGGCCGCCGCCGCCCGGCAGGCTGCCCTCACCGGCCGGGTGCAGCACGCTGCTGGCCTGGTCGATGGCCTGCCGGGTGATGCCACCCGCTCGCAGGTGTTCGGCGCGCAGATGCGCGCACAGCCCGTCGAGCTGAACGGGAAGCAGTACGTCCGGCTGTCGGGAGTGGGCTCGGCCTACGGGGCGCCCTACGAGGTCTGGGATATGTTCGGCCCCTACATGGAGACCGTCGCCGCGGGCTCCGGGGCCGCGTCCCTGGCCGGCAACCCCGACGTCGTGTTCCTGATCAACCACAAGGGCCTGAGCCTGGCCCGGACGACGAACGCCACGCTGAAGCTGTCGGAGACCGACGAGGGGCTGGCGTTCGAGGCCCTGGTGAACCCGACCCGCACCGACGCCGCCGACCTGGTCTCGGCCATCGAGGACCGCACGGTCACCGAGTGCTCGTTCGCGTTCCGGATCACCTCGGGCGACTGGAGCCCGGACTACTCGGCGTACACGATCACCGGGTACGACATCAACCGGGGCGACGTCTCGGCGTGCACCTACGGCGCGAACCCGTCGACCTCGATCGAGGCGCGGCAGATGGCCCTGCGGGCGCTGGAGACCCTGGACGGCCAGGCCCTGCGCGCGGTGCACGGTGCGCTCGCTGCGCGGCTGAGGGGCGGCTCGGGGACGCGCTACGCCCGGGTGCACGGTGACCTGCGGCGCCTGCGTGACGGCCTGCGGCAGCGCGCGCTGTCCCCGGCCGACTCCACGACCCTGACCCTGCTCCTGAACCGCCTGACCGCCGCCGAGGCCGCGCTCGACCCGTTCGTCGAGGCGCTCATGGAGGCCGACTGCGCGTTCGACGAGGCGCAGATGACCCTGTCCGGGCTGCTCGGCCTGCCCGTCCCGGCCGACCCCGACGAGCCCGGCGGGCCGGCTCCGATGGTGGAGAACTCCGGCGCGTCGGTGGCCCTGATGCGCCAGCTCCTGGACGCCGGTCGCATCTGACCTGATCAACCCCGCTGGCGGCCCGATGCCGCCGTGCGGGATACTGCACGTGGAACGTCAACGCCGGACAGATGAGGCCGGACGACGGGACAGAAGCTCACCGCCAGATGCGCGGGATGCCGAAGGCCGCCACACGCAGGCTGTTCCCGTTCGAGTCCCGAGAGGACCCTCATCATGAAGCTCTCCGACCTGCTCGCCGCACGCGAGCGGGACCTGAAGGCCGCGGTCGAGAAGCGTGACTCCGCGCTGGCCCGGCAGACCGCCATCCTGGACGCGGTGACCGCCGCGAGCCGGTCGGCCCTGACCCCCGACGAGGACCGCGACGTCCGCGCCGCGTCCGACGAGAAGCGCGCCGCGTCCGCCGACGTCGAGCGCCTGACCGGCGAGGTGGAGAACCTCCGCGCCGAGATCGAGGCGGACGACACCTACACCGCCCGGTCCGCCGAGACCCGGACCGCCGGCCAGCGGCCCGCCTACGACGAGGTGGCGCGCGTCGGCAACGAGGAGCGCACCTACGCCCCGCACAAGGAGCGCGGGTTCGTCCGCGAGCGGAACGGCCGCAACGAGTTCGTGACCGGCGCGAAGCCGGGTGCCGACTTCGAGCGCGACGTCCTGGGCGCCCTGATGGGCGACTACGACGCGCAGGACCGCCTGCGGCGCCACCAGCAGGAGGCGCGGGTCGAGCACGGCAAGTACCTGAAGCGGGCCGTCGGTACCGGCGCGTTCGCCGGCCTGACCGTGCCGCAGTACCTGACCGACCTGTACGCCCCGAAGGCTGCCGCCGGCCGCCCGTTCGCGGACGCGATCATGGCCGGTCCCGGTGGGCACGTGCTGCCGGCGCAGGGCACCACCGTGGACATCTCGCAGATCACCACGGGGTCGAGCAACGCGCTCCACACGGAGAACGCCGCGACCGACGAGACGAACATGGACGACACCCTGCTCGCCATCACGGTGCAGGAGGCCGCCGGCCAGCAGACCGTCAGCCGGAAGGCGATCGAGCGGTCGACCGGCGTCGAGCCGATCGTGCTCGACGACCTGTTCCGCCGGAACGCGACGATCCTGGACTCCACGCTGCTGAACCAGGCCAGCACCGGCCTGACCAACGTGGCGACCAGCGTCGCCTACACCGACGCGAGCCCGACGGCGGCCGAGCTGTACCCGAAGCTGCTCGCCGGCCTGGCCGCGGTCGAGGCCGCGCTGCTCGACCAGTCGACCGGCGAGAACATCGCCGTGATGCACTCCCGGCGCTGGTACTGGATCCAGAGCCAGGTCGGCACCTCGTTCCCGTTCGTGCACCAGCCGGGCATGACCTCGCCGTACCAGGGTGCCGAGAACCTGGGCACCGCCTACGGCAAGGGCGTGCGGGGCATCCTGCCGAACGGCACCCCGGTGATCGTCGACAACAACATCGCCACCAACCTGGGCACCGGCACCAACGAGGACGAGATCTACCTCGGTGACCGTGGCGAGTTCCACCTGTGGGAGGACCCGGGCGCGCCGATGTTCATCCGGGCCGAGCAGACCGCCGCCGCGTCCCTGGGCGTCCTGCTGGTCGTGTACTCGTACTTCGCGTACACCCACACCCGGCAGACCCACGCCCAGAAGATCGCCGGTACCGGCCTGGTGACGCCGACCTTCTGATCGGCACCGTGACGAGCCCGCGTCGTCCTGGGGAGGGGAACCCTGGGGCGGCGCGGGCCGCCCATGCCCGGACACAGAGAGGGGCCGACATGGCTCGATCGAAGGCCGACGAGACCGGCGTGGAGTCCACTCCCGCCCTGGTCGAGGCCGCACGGAAGCGGTCCGCCGCAGCGTCCGGCGACTCGCCGGTGGACCCGAAGACCAAGCAGTGGCTCGACGCCCTGGCGGCCGAGCGCGCCGGCTACGAGCGCCGCGGGCTCACCGACCGCATCGCCCAGGTCGACGAGCAGATCAAGCGGGCGGGGGGCTGATCGATGGGCAAGCTCGTCATCGCCGCGAACGGCCAGGCCCTGTCGCTGGCGTCCGCGAAGAACGCGCTCGGCACCGACGTGACGCTCTACTCGGATGCCACCCTCCAGACCGGGGTGACCCTGCCGCTCGCGTTCCGGGCGGACACCACGCTCTACGCGCCCGACGGCCCGGTGACGCTGGTCATCAAGCGGTACAACGGCGGGGCGCTGTGGACCGGCGTGGTGCTCCTTCAGGGGGCCGTCGCGTGCACGCTGTCCCCGGTGCCCACCGCGGCGCAGGTCGCCGCGGACGTGGCCTCCCCGGGCTTCCCGGCCTACGCCACGGCCGCCCGGCCGGACCCCGCGACCGTCGCGGCTGGCTCGGCGATCTTCGACACCGACCTGTCGAAGCCTCTGTGGAGCAACGGCACGTCGTGGCTCCTGGCGACCGGTCTCGCGCCGGCCTGACCCAGACCCCCGCGCCCGGCCGGAGTGGGTCCTG